TAGAAGGTGTTGCTACTGTCAGAGTACCTGCAACGCTAAAGTTGCCTGTGACGCTACCAGAGGCCAGTGTAGCGGCTCCAGAGGTAGATACAGTAGTGAGACTTGTTGTGCCAGTAACGCCTAATGTACCACCGACAGTGGTGTTGTTCGTTACAGCTAAACTTGTAGGGGCTGTACCAATCTCAACGATTGTGCCACCATTGTTTGTAAAGAGTCGTTTGTCGACTGTGTTGACTGCAAGTTCCCCTGTAGATAGGTCACCTGTAGTTGGGACGGCTCCTGTTGTAGTGGAGCGTTTAATGAGGATGTCTGTAGCCATCTTCCATTCCTGTTTTGGTAGGGAACAATGAGAAGGATCAAGGGGCTACAAAGCCCCCATCACCAGAGTGGTCTTAGTTTGGCAGTGCCAATACAAAACCAGTTTCAGGACGCAGTGTCTGAATACCGTAGAGAGTGTCTGCGGTGAACAGGTCAGCAAGGTACTCTTGCTTGTACTGAGTCTGTGAACGAACAGCTAATTGCTCTGCGAGCACCATAGTGTCACGGTGTGCCAAGATAGCCGCACGAGTGTCAACAGCAGAAGCTGTGTTGTCAGCCGCTGTTTCAACTACTGGGCAGTTAGATGTAACGTAAACGTCAACACCGTACAGTGAGCCGATGAGACCATTCTGAACACCACGGCCATCTACGAAGTCCGAAGAGTTGTAACGGTCAATACCCAAGATGTCACGACGTGCTGAAGGAGGGATAATCAATACACGACCGTCCATTGGAGTGTCGGCATCGTCCATCTTCTGAATGAGTTCACGGAACGCAAGGTCAGTGAATACATCAGTAGCGGCTACTGTGTCTACAGCGTAAGCGGCAACGCCGTTAGCACCGTCAACGTAGTAGCTGTTGGAGTGAATCCAGTCTGTACCAGAACCGTTGTCGTCACCGAAACGCTTAGCCAATGTGAACAAGTCGTCATCAACCTGCTTAGCCAATGCATAACCTGCATCGTCAGTGTAGAAGCGACGCATTGAATCCAGAGCCTGAACACCAGTGATATCCTCGATCATACGAGAGTATTCGTAGTGCTTGTCTACTGAAATCTGTACTTCTGATTCAGTGTCAGCTTGGATTGTTACAGCAGTGTTAGCCGCTTTAACAGAGGCTGTGCCACGAGTAGGCTTAGGGATGTGAAGTGTATCACCCTTCTTACCAACCATTGACATTTTGTTAACGAGGTTAGCAACAACCAAGTTCTTTTTGTACGCCGCTACAATTTCGTCAGACCACAACTCTGGAATGAACGTTGCCGCATTGGCGTTGTTTACGATGGAGGTACTGCCTCCGGGATAAGCTACTTTAGCCATTTTAGTTCCTTAATGTCTATCGTACCCTGCCTTCTGCATACGCATTTCTGATTTCTTCAGCAAGTTGCATATACCGATCAGGGTCTGTTTGCATGAGTTTAATGAGGTCAGCGCGACGATAAACTTTACGACTTGGTGCTTCTGCAGAACCCTTAGTGTCTCCAGTGGAGGCTTTCTTAACGGATTCTTTTCTTGCTCTAGTTTCTGCTTTGGCAGTGTCCTGTACAACACTTGCACGTTCTTTCCAAAGCGTCAATAACTCGTCTGCACTATCAAAGTCATATTGTTGGTCTGCTTTACGAAGCAAATCAACTCGTACTTTTGACTTCTGAATCCAATCTAAGAACCCTTGGTCTTGGATAACGGTTCCAAAGTCAGGATGGGCAGACTTAAGTTTTGCTAAAGCTTCCTGTTGTCGTAGTTGCTGAGTTACTGTCTCAGCTTCTTTGATTTTAGGATGGTTTGCAATAGCGTATTCTACAGCCTTCTGTGGGTCGGTGTAGAAGTCGATTTCGTCTAATGTTTCACTGTCGTGGGCTTGTTGTTTTGAGACGGTTTGCGTTGTAATAAAATCATCAACGATTTTCCGTAGTTCTCCGACCTCTGACGACTGACGACCTAGGAGCTTTTCAGCTTCTTGGTGCATTCGCACAATGTCTTTAATGTCTTTCCCCTGATATTTTTCAGGGAGTCCATCTTCAGACTGTTCGGGTTCTTCTACAACCTCTTCGGTTTCTTCAGTTACTTCAGAGATTTCTTCGTCGTTGAGCTCTTCTTCACGCTCGTCAATAAAAGTTGCCATCATTACTCCGTGCTGTATAGCATTATGGAAGTGTTATTTTCTAGCGGCTCTCTCGTGATCCTTAGCCCACGCATCGTCTTTATCAGGCCAACCGTGGCCTACGAAATGTGTTCGGATTGGAGAGATTATCCGCTGTGCTGTGTCGCCACACTCAGGGCAGGTTGAATACTCATCATTTGAGTCTACCCACTGCTCTTCAATGTGTTGACAATTCGTACATTTAAAGTCAAACCGTTTAATCATCAGTGTCTCCTAAGAGATCATCATGGGTTCTACGGATACTGTCTTCAAAGTACAAAATTTGTTTTAAGACCTTTAGTTGACCTTGGATGTTTGCAAGATCAACGTCGTCTTTAATGTCTTCAATACGAAAGTTGTCTGAAATGTCCTCAAGGTCTTCCACAAATTGTTTCCAACCTTGTGTAGCGAACATTTCAAAATAGTGATCGTATTGTTGTTGTAGTTCTTGATCCAAAAGAATTACCCCTCGTTAGGTTCTTTTGCTATTATGTATACAAGTATTATAACATAAGATTCTAAAAATGTCAAGTGTTTTCTGTTGACTTTTTAGTAGTTCTTGTGGTAGACGTAGATTTAGCCTTCGCTAACTCCTGCTTGAGGTTGTCCACCTGTTCCTGTAATTTGTTGACCTTCTTCTCGATCAGTTCCTCGACGTGAAGCCATTCCCGTGATGTCAGCAATTGTCACCCCCTGTGGTTGTGTTGCTTGTGGTTGGTTGAGTGCTTGTTCTTTGAGATATAACTCAGCGACTTTAGCACGTTGTTCAAATTCTTTATCGTCTGCAGTACCTGCCTTAAGACCTGTAGCAATTGCCTTAATACGGTCTGTTTCAGCATCAAACTGCTCAATTGGGATCTCTGCAAGGATCTTCTGTGCACGAGCGTTGCTTTCAGCCGCTTGAGCTTCAAAGGCCGCCACTTGTGCTTGCAACTGTGCCGCCTGAAGCTGTGCTTGTTGTTGTGCCGCTTGTTGTGCTTGTGGGTTAGGCTCAGAAGACTTACGCAGTGACTGGATCAACTCTTCACGATTAGAAATATTCATATGGTCAATGATAGCCTCAAGTAACTGAGGGTACATTGGTGATTGCTTATCCATTGTCTGCAGAAGCTGTACAAGTTGTGTAACCTCATACTCACGAGCAATGATACCCAGAGATGATGTAGGTACGAACTTGTAATCAGACACAGGATACAACTCAGGTGCAAACTGCATATAACGCCACGCAGACTTCTCAATCATTGGAATTAAGAAGGCTTCTTGGAAGTTAATCAAGGTACGCTTATGACGCTTGATGATAGCACCTAAGCCCATTGAGATACCTGCGGCAGTGCTTTCGCTGTTGATTGACCCCGGGATACCTGCGGCATCAATGGCACCTGTCGCTTGCTGTACCATCGTCATCAGGTCTTTAGCCTGTGCGAACGATACTTGGTCTAACTGACCAAACTTGAATGGCTGTAGGATCTCTGAAGGGTTACCGTTGGTTAGAATAGCCTTACCGGGGCGTACTTCAAACTTAGAGCCCCGTGGTAATCGTGAGGCATCTACGGCAAGCATAGGGTGCACTGTGAGTGCTAGAGCGTCGATACGAGCTCGTAGTTCAGTGTCAAGAGCCTTCTGAGAGTTGTAGCCCTTCTCACAGATACCACGGCCCCAGAAACGACCCGGTACAACATCCCAAGGAAATGCAATAACAGGACGGTCTTGCATCATGTAAGGGTTCTCTTCAATCTTCAAAAGAGTACCACCATTAGCAATCACAGCAACGACTTCAATGTAGTCTGTGCTGTGTTCTGTGTCTTCAGTATCAACCAAGTCCGATACGTCAATATCTTCGTCATATTCTTCTTTGATTGAGTTTTCGTAAAGGTCTTTGGGGATCAAGCCATAATACTTTGTTAGGCGAATTTTGTCATCATTGTAGATTGTGAGCTCTTGATCTGGCTCAAGGTCAAGATCATCAAACGTGGTGTCGATCTGTACGTCACGATAGATACCCTTGCTAATCATCATATCGACTTGATGCTTAGGCACAAACTCGTCAATAGCGACACCTAGGGCATCTTCAATCGTTGTAGCTACAGGATCAATTAAGAAGTTCTGAGGAAGCACAGGCTTGACCTTAACGACAAACCGATCACGCTTCTCTACACCCACTGCAGTCATTGCTCCGTCCATTACAGGACGAGTTGCAGGAACCATCTCAAGTTGTTCATCAAGAACTAACTCAGCAACACCTGTGCCGAACACAGCGGCATTTAAGATTGCCTCAGCAACCTGCTTGCGTACTTTGGTCTTTGCAAAGTCCTCGGCAAGTTGTTTCTTAAGTAGTGAAATGTCACCACGCTCTTGGTCTTGTAGGTCATCCTTAATATCAAAGAACGATCCACGACCAAAGGTAGCCTCTTCAACCTCAGCAACCGAAGACTCTACAGCTTGCTGAAGGGCAGGGGAGATAAGACGAGAACGCTCTGATTGACGTAAGGTGTCTTCAGGAGCCCAAATGCCCCTCCACAAGCGATAATACTCATCAAACTTTTCTTCATAGTTTGAGTCGTAGTGGTCACGCCATTGCTCACACTTGGACATAATCCACCCTTCGGCGGTATTATTCTCATTGATGTAATCATCATATTCCATATTAATATCCTGCTACAGGGTCTAAAATGTCAAGGTCTTCTTGTTCAAACTCAGCGTAGTAACTGACGTTTGCTATTTGGTCAATGTAGGCCAAAGCGTCCACAAGGTCATCATGGACTAATGCGTTAGGGAACTGAAAGAGTTCATCAAGAAACTCTGTTGTCCATTGTCCTTCGTTCAGGGTAATCTGACCGTGCTCAAAGCGTCCTTGTAGAGACCACACAATCCTGTCAGTCTTTTTCTTGTTGCCGTGTGTCAACTCCTCCACCCTGAAGAATCGTTGACCTGACTTCATTAAGTCGGTAAGGTAAGGCAGTACCGCATTCTTTAGGGCTCCTTTTTCTATACCAACTGAAACTGGACGATAGTATTCTACAGCGTCGAAGATTTTCTTGGCGGTCTTTTTGATATCCCATCGCCCATGAATGATGTCCGCTACCCACCATCCGTGTTCGCTGACTTTGACGATTGCGATTGCTGTTTGGTCGAGCTTTTTAGCTTTTGACTTTGTAGCGCTTTCAACATCAGCAAAACCCGCAAGGTCGACTGCAATGTAATAATCCCCAACGTCAGGCTCATCAGGATCAAACTGTATCCAATCTTCCCTGAAGATCTCAGAACCCATTGCCTCAAACGATGCCATAAATTCCTGTCGGAATGAGTATGACGACATTGACTTTTTAGCTGTATCAATTTCGTCTGGATCGAGTAGTGGGTTGTCATAAGAAGTAAAATGCCACGCCTTATAACTATCATCATCTTCAAGTTCTGCGTACCTGTATAGTTCATAGAAGTGGTTGCGGCCCATTGGTGTCCCAATGAACATTGCCTCACCCTTCTGGTCAGCTAGGGCAGGGCGTAGAATCTGTTCCCACACACTAGGCTTCATATCCGCATATTCGTCCATAACAAGGAACTTAAGGGATACACCACGCATTGTCTCTGGTCTGTCAGCACCCTTAAGTGATATCGTACAGCCGTTAATTAGTGTGATCTGTAGGTTGTTAATGTGCGAGCTTTTGATGACGGGATGACTAAGCTCAAGAAGAGTCGTCCACATAATATCTCGAGCCTGACCTTGAGTTGGTGCAACATAGAAGACGTGACCTCTCTCTGTCTGTAATGCATTAATAATGAGCATCCAAGCCGCCAGTCTGGACTTACCAGTACGACGACCTGCGGCAATGACTTTGAATCGAGTTTTATCTGCAAAGACCTCTTGTTGCCAAGGCAGAAGCTCGACGTTGAGTTCTGTCGACATTAAGCCTTAGCGTCCTTCATGATATCGACAAGCTCTTTGCTACGACGACCTACCTGACCATACCACTTAGAGTTAACCATCTCATTGGCGGCCATGATGTAATTACCTTCATTGACGTACTTAATCATGTTCTTAAACTTTGATAGACGATTCCTACCAAGGTTGAATGCCATATTCACACAGACACGAACAACGTCATCTGGGTGGCTCTCAAGATTTAAGAAGATAGCACAGGCATCGGTATAGGCATCTGTGTAGTCATCATGGAAAGCACTTAAGATTCTTTCGTCTGTCACAGGTGTTCCGACGGGCCAAGTGTACTCAGGGTCAGCTTCGGTGACTAAGTGTCCGACACCAAACGTAGGATACCCTTCGCTACATAGGTAAATCTCACGGACATAACCTTCGTGACGGATAAGGTCTTCTTTGACTTGTTCTTCGACTTCATACTTCATCTTGGTCTATCACCTCAGCGTCAATTATGTCTTCTTGGGCTTCCACCTTAGCGTCACCAATGCCACTAATGGTGATGGAGACAGAAGGTCGACTACCACCTTCCTTGTCTTTTTCAAAATAAGACACAGGAAGCATTCTATCCATTAATAGTTTCCAAGCCGCCGCTTGGTTTTTATGGTCGTCATTCAGTGCCGCATCGAGGATACTGTCTAAGACCTTACGAGACTTAGGTGACGCTAGCATCCTAGCTTTATATTCATTGATGATCGCCGCATCGCCTTTAGGGCGACCAACCTGTCCTCTATTACCTGTTTTCTTAGAGGCTACGGAGTTTTTCCTAGGACGACCAATCTTTTTAACTTGGTTGTCTTCAACGTTAGACACTGTATTTTCCTTCTTAAGGGTACATAAGTGTTCGTGAAAGTAAAACTAAACATCATCTTAGGATGATGAAACGATAAACAAAGAGTAACTACTTAACGACTACTCACTGGTTGTTTATGTTTACTTAAGTATGTATAGTATAGCATAATAATTACTAAATGTCAAGACTTAAGTGTTACTTAAGTGTACTTTTCTTTAGTATCCCGCCTTCTGACCCTTTTGTCAACCCTTTTGAGTCACTTTTATTCATTAAATTTACTAATGAATACCTAAGAATATCATAAACATAACCAATTATCACACATAAGTGATACTTTTGTGTTACTTTATAACATTTATGTGTTTTTTGTGTACTTAGGTGTTGACTTTTGACCCTTTATTGTGCCTGAGTGGGTACACTAATATATTCTTATGCAACACAGCCCCTCCCCGGGGTCACTTTGGGGTACCCTGGAGTTATCCACAGGAAACACACAGGTAACACACAGGTGTGCATAAGTTTGTGGGTAAAGTTATCCACAGGAAACACACAGGTTACACACAAGCGCACCAAAGTGGTGCATTAGTGTGCACCTGAGTGGTGCAAGGTGTGCTAAAGTGGTGCGTGTGTGTGCCTGAGTAGATCCCTCAGGAGTCACCCAAGCACACACAAGCAATACCAAAGTATTACTTGAAAGCGTTACCAAATGTAACTACAGTGTTACCAATGCAGACGAAGTGTTACCAACAGTGACTAAACTAAGGTCTAATGGTAATTAGTAAGTCATTGAAAACACAGGAGTTTCCAAAGTTGGCACAGTGTCTGCTACTGTCTAATCAAACGAAACAGGAGAACACACATGAACACACGCAAGCGCACAGCGATCATCAATGCACTTACCAAGGCCGGTTGGGGTGATGTCGTTATGACTGACTGGGAATATGAGGGAGATATCAAGATCAACTGCGAGAAGTGGGTCGACGCTAAAGGAATGAGCGCAGGTGACTACTACTGCGAGTCAGCGTCTAGTCTGTACGACGATCAAGGCACCAGTCAGGAGATCGCTAAGATCCTCAAGAAATACAACGCATACCCTGAGTGGTATGATGCGGCTGTCATTGCGGTAGTCGCTTGATTGCATAGCAGTCTATTGACAATATCAACGGGCGGCTGTAGTGTCGCCCCTACTGAACACACAGGAGAACGAACATGAGTGAACGACAGCAAGAGTTGCAACGGATGATGGAATCCTTGGACGCTATGTATTCGAGTATGGATGAGCGACAGCAATTGCAAGCCCGTCGGGCGATGGCCTCATTGTTGAGGTTGCAAGCTGACTTGGCTGAGGACTGAGCCCACTGATGAGCCTAGGTTGCGCTAGGCGAAACCATCACACAGCACGGGAAGCCCTTCCGTCAGTGGTGGTCTGGGTAGCAACACAGAGGAGAACTACCATGAGAATCACACAAGCACACTTAGAAAACCTGACAGAATGGCTCAACCACGAGAAGGGATACCCTGCTGTTGCGTGGATCAGAGACGAGGACGGACACCATCA